TTTCCCAAAAAGAAACAAAAAGAAAAGAAAACGGATGGCAGTTGAGCGCTGCCATCGATTAGATTTTACGAGCAAAAGTTTTAGGTCCTCTATTCGGAATATGTTCCATTTAGCAGAAAATCGCTGCAGATCAGTCAGAAAATTTGTTAAAAGCTCGAAAAGTATCGCAACATCTGGGTTAGGTTTAAATTTATTCACGAAAACAACGTGGCCTGATTTGGAGACTAATGCAAAGACTTGGGACGCTCCGGTGTTACTGGATTTATTAGGATTCATTAAAAACAAGTACAGTTGTTTAATAATTAATTATGATGAATTGCCTTCGTATCTGGAGTCTATTAAAAATAATGAAGAAACTTGGTTTGATCTAGATTTGACTAGGAACATGCCGACGAAGGGCCTTAAGAAAATTATAACAGCTAAGGTAATAGCTATGGGATATAATAGTTTAACAGAAATGACTAATGATTACATTAGGAAAAGGTTTACCATTAATAAGCGGGTTCCATCATATGAAGAGAAACTGGATAATGTTGGAACAAATTTGTCAAAGAACTATGGAAGGCTTCAGAACTACTATCGAATATATGGAAAGTTGAGGGTAGGCCAGCATTTAGAGTTTGATCGCGAATTTTTTGAGGATGAAGACATTGAAGCGAACCTTAAAATGAGGCTAGCTAAAATGAAGTTTCCAAAGTGTCATTTTATTGAAACAAAGAAAGTAGAGGCCGTGGAGTCTGATGAGGAAGATTATTCTTCAACATTAGGATTTTATCACCCAAATCTATATAGTTACATGGCTGAGAAGTATTTAGTGCATCAGAGAACCCAACATTTGGGTGAATTTAATTTAAAATTTGGATGTCTGAAAGCTTATACTTGTCCGAGGTGTAAAACAGTGAACATGCATGAGGCAGTAACTTGGGTTATAGAAGATTATTTGGCGCTATCTTGGAATAAGTTTAAAAGTTATGAAGATTGGGAAAATTTAATGGATAAGAAAAATGTAGATAAGCTTAAAAATTATTATAAGAAAGGTGAAACCGCTTTAGAAATGGTAGATTGGATAATGTGTTCAAATTGCGGTATGAATTTAGATGAAGAAATTCCAACAACGTTAATAGAATGGGACGATCTGCCATATGATAGGTTTGTCAATTGTCATGCAGGTGCAATATTGGATCAACTGAAATTGACATGGGCAACGGATGCTTTCCATGACTTACCACAAGCTTCTTTGGATAGGTGTGTTGGGCATGATTTAAGAATGGTGAAGTTAGCAGTCTCAAAATTAAATATTCGGAATGTGCAAGTCAATCAGGGTATAAACCAAGTAGAATTTGAATGGTTGCAGAAACAGTTTTATCAATATAACTTGATATGGTCAAACAGTCCAAGAAATCCTCATGGGTTGTTGTCTGGAATACGTAAATTAATGCTTGAGATTTTAATAGACTCATTTAGAATGGAGCATATAACCTTAGTTAATTATTATGACAGTCGCGTGAACAGAACGATAGTAACCCCGAATGCTAGAGACAAAAGGAAATTGTTAGACAGGATGTCAGCAGCAGACTGTAATTGTGATTTAAACAGTTGTTGTTGCGACAATGACCAAGGGGGAATAGTGATATTCTTGGACTGTATTACGAAATTTGAACCCAATGAAATTTGCAGTTATTTAGTTAAAACTAAGAAGAGGTTGTATTATACAACATCAACAAATGAAATAAGTTTGGAGGGTGAAGATTCTTTACTATTTGACCAAGGACAGACTAACATCATGGATGGTAATTTAATCACAATTTTGAACGAAACTAACGAGGTAATAAGTGAAGATGTTAACCTGGTGAGGACTTGGCGAGATAGCCCAGAAATTAGAGGTAACATTGGGCATTTAATGTTGAGTAACTTGAAATCGGTGGGTAATGTTCTCCTAAAAACCGGGATTTATCACACAGGCTTAGCGTATTATGATTCTTTGAGGTATTATATTAAGCCTAAACCGACTGTTAGAACTGTGGAAATACCGTATGTGTCAGGTAAAAGTGTTCTAAATGTCATGGGGTTGATGGGATTTTCATTTAAAAAAGTAAGAATTAATGAACAATTTTTGAATTTATTATTAAATAGGAATATTACAGGTAATTTGAGTTTGTCTACTTTAATTGAATACGGGTTGAATATCAGTTATAGCAAATTAAACCTTCGTGATAAAACGATGGGGTATAAATACATTACCCAGGATGACATCTATGACCATGCATATATATGTTATATATTACAAGTAAAAGAAAGGTATTATGACAGTTTGTTGAAATGGAAAATAGAAAACAGAGGCGTCAGATTGTGCCGTAATTTTTTAATAAAAGCTTTCAGTGAATATCTTAAGTGGACCTTGGACTTCACAGGGACAGAGAGCATAATTCGTGAAACTACCGAATTAATAGAGACTTTTATTAAAACAAACATCAACCAGGTGAAAACGTTTTATAACCAAGATTGTTGGACAACGATAAGGAATGACTTAAGAACACGAGGTATCCACGTAGCACCTGTTACAGAAATGAAGGAGGAGTCCGTAAAGTTCAAACCTGGGGCAGAGGTCAAAAAGGTTTTCCACAAACACAATTTGGATTGTACACATGTGTGCAAGAGTTTGAGCGACCATGGGCCGGAGGGAGGAATTAGGTGCCAGTGCTGCGGATTTATGGGTGTAAAGCTCTTATGCAGATTATGTGGTGGAGATGAGTCTTTCCTAAACATAATAGTGGAAAAACGACCTGAGCAGGCTGGACGAAGTAGGTTTGTTAGATCTAAACCACCCGAGGAGCCACCGTCAGAGTTTATATGGTACAAACCTGGAGACCCTCCCTTGCCCCTCCCAAAACCGGTAGCACCTAAATTAATAAAGCCGTTTCAGTTAACAGAATCAAGTTATAAGGAAAAATTGGTAGATCCGCGAAACTTAGATAAGTTAAAAGAAAGCGTTGCTTCGTTGTATGATTCTAGTGACTTGAAAATAATCAAATTTGGCCTAGCTGAATTATTTAGAACTGAATATCTGGAAGTTGCCCCGGACTTAATTACAAATAAGACCTGGTTTGAATTCATGTATGAAGGAGAAAACATGATTAAATTGGAAAATTTGAAAGAGGTAGCTAAATTAGAACAAGAAAAAACAGAAGGAGATTTGTGCGGGTATACCGCTTTAAGCTATTTCTTTCCAAATTTAGAATTTAGTATGGTAAATGATGCAGTAGGGAAAGTGGATTGGTATACTTTAAGGGATTTGCTGTTGATAAGTAACAAATGGAGATTAAATTTAGCAATAATAACTCATTTGGACGTTTGTGTGAATAAAATGGAAGATTCTAATTGGTACGCTGTTGTAGCCCACTCCAAAGTATTCAATGAGGAAAAAGAACATTGGTATCCTGTATCCTGTACCCAAATAGGTCCTCCTGATAGGTTATATTTCAAAGATTTTGGTTTGGGAGTAGAAACCATTAAAACCATTGTTTCAAAATTACCTAAAGTGAATTTTAATTCAATGACATTCAATTCAGTCAAAGAACAAGATAGATTATTCATAGCGAAAAGTATAGCTGAACTCAATAATTTTATCTTAAATAGTGAAGTAGAAGGATTAGGTTATGAATTAGTAACGAAAAATGACTTAATTTATTTGACCAACAATAAGGATTGTATAAATAACCGATCGGTGGGTAAGTTAGCAGGAGTAGTTGAACCACAATATTTACAATACGCAGAATTATTTTTAGCTACTGACAAGTCAGTTTTGAACCAGAGCATGTTAATGGAAGACTTTAATGTGGAATTAAGTATAGAAAATGCCAAGGATAGTGTTGCAGAGTTTATAAAATATAGACTTTATGAATTGTTAAAATTGAAATTAGATTTAAATAATGATGAAATACCTGGCAGGTGGGAAAGAATAAAAGCTAGAGTGGTGAAAGGAAAAGTTAGCGTTGATTGCAAACCCAAGGATAAGACTGGAGATTTGATAGCTGTAAAACTTGGAAGCAAGACAACAATACATCAAATTTATAGACAAGGCGATAAAATATTATTCAATTTCCATAAAATGACTGGGGAGTTTATGCTGAAGATAAAATGGAGCAAAATAAGTTTTAATTCTAGTTTGATCGATTTTATGAGTTTGATAAGATTACCAAATACAGATTGGATCAATAAAGTTGATATTGAAGCAATAGATGCAGTACCAGGTTGGGGCAAAAGCAGAGAAATTGTATTGAGGTCAGATGACGAAACAACGGTAATAACTATGACACGGAAAGCATTAGAAGTTTTAAAAGAACGAGGTTGCAAAGGAAAGTTGATGACATTAGAAAGAGCAAAATTAGAAACTGTGAAAACTAGTAAGTTAATTTGCGATGAAGCGTCAATGATAACCATTGTTGATTTACTTGCTTGTGTTTACAGGACACCTTTGAAAGAGTTAAGACTGTTTGGTGATAGTAACCAAATAAACGTAGTAGATATGTACCTTAAGCCTGGAGTTAGGAAAATAAAGTCAGTGTTAGAGTCTTGCAGTTTCAGAAGAATTGAGTATAAATCGCATAGAATAGGTTATCCGTTGGCAGAGGAGATAGGACAAATCATAACTTTTGAAGGTAATGACAGTAAGGAAACCCATTTCGATGTGATGTATTTAGATGAAATGAAAGTGTCGAAAATCAAGGAAATTCAAGAGGAATTAACGATAGAATTGATTTTAGTATTTTATGAAATTGATTTCCAACTATTGAGAAATGAATTGAATTGTGAAGTGGAAAAAGTTCATTCATATCAAGGTGGGGAAGCTAAACGTGTACTTGTCATACAACATAGCCCTAAACCCGAAGGAAGAATTCATTTAGATAAGAAATACTGTGTTTCAGCTATGACCCGTGGGTTAGATTACTTGTGCTGGTTATCTATTGGGGTTTTCGATGATAAACTGCCATTAAGTGATCGGGTAATTAAATACAATTATATGGACGAATTAGATGATATAGAGATCAAAGGCGGAGCAGGTGAAATTGAAGAAGTTGTAATTGAAAACCCGGATTTTGAATTGACTTACCCATTAACAGATGACCAAGTATTAGGATATTTTAATAGATGGATGACCAAGTTTAGTTATTTAAAATTGAAGGTTGATATGGAGAAAGTGAATGGAAAATGGATCGTTGAAACAAGTTACTGGGGAATAAAGGTCAAAGTAGAATTAAGTGGTAACAAAGTTAAGTTATTGGAAGGCATGCACATACCAGGGATTAAATTAATAATGCAAAGAATGCTAAAAGAAATTGATGATAATATGAAGGAAATTAGGCAGTACATAAAACATCGTGAAGCTGATGAAGAAATAAGTGACGAAGACGATGACCTGAGTATGTTTCATGATGCCCGAATGATTGGAGAGGAGGGCATTACTATTCAATTAATGGATATGATGACTTCTAATCATCAATCAGTAGATTACTTCCAGTTAGGAATGGTAAGTTCAAGAAGAATTAGAATATTGTCGCACATTGCCATAATGTGTCAAAGTGCGGAAGATCCGTTAAGTTTTATGATAGATGGAGAGGCGTATGATATAAGAGTCTTTGGAGGTTGTAGTTTCTGCTGTGCTATTGCCTTGGTAAAAAGCGGTGAGAGATTTCATACAGACCCTTTGATAGTTATAAGTGAGCAGTACAGAACACCATTTGGGAGGTATATATACATCAGACCTAGTAGTAGATTAGGTGCGCAATTGTACTTTTTGTATGGTTTGGGCTTAACATCTGTTATAGAACATTTTGAATTACCAACCCCTGTCGGAATAGAGGTGAACCATGATTTTAATACTGGAATTAACTTATCATGTATTAGTTTCGAAATGGGAATGATAATGGAGAGACTAAAAAGAGGGGTATATGATACAATGAAAAAAGACCCTCTGAGAATATTAAATTGTACCTGTTTGAGTATCCTGAAAAGAAGCTTGGAAGTGGAATTGTATGAAATGGAATTAACAAAGCAGCTTTGGGCAAAAGGGGCTTCAGTAACAGGTTTCCCAGAAAATTATTATAGTTTAGATTTGGTTGGTTTTCCATTGAGGTCTGATAGTGGAATAGTTGGAAGGATGACAGCTCAAGGAGAAATAATTTATTATAAGAAAACCGTAAGTGCGCCGAAATTGCGTAATGCTGAAGAAACCACTAAAAGAAATTTTATAAAATCATTCATGGAAGATGAAGCACAAAAATTGCCTTGGAAATTAGCCAAATTTATACCTGGTAGTGAAATCATCGGGGGAAGATTTGGTTCAACACCTTTGTTCATTTCGCCGGATCAACATATTTTGATGGGTACCGCAGTTGGTGAATATATAAGAACCGTTGAAGCGAAAATGTTTGAGGCTATGAACTCAAAAATAAGAAACAAAATTTTTTGCAGCCCTAAACAATGCAAAGAATACAGAGAATTAATAATACAGGAGTGTAGTCAAACACCAGTAATAGAAACAACAGGGATTAAAATTGATGAAGGGATAGATCATTGTTTGGAAAACATAATGATGCTAGACATCACACATAAATTTGGATTAAATATATGTTATTGTGGTATTAGACCGGATGTAATAATTTTGCATGACTTGTGGGAATCAAGTGCAATACCGTGGGATTTAAAATTTATAGAAATTAATTACAGGAAACACGAAATGAACTTTGTTGGCATGTGCAACATCTGGTATGCAGCCTTATTAGAAGAAACTAATATAGATGTTGTTAACAGGGATGCAAAATTAGCGGCTTTACGGCCTGTAGTTTATGGACATAGTAATAACTTATACAGTCGTGAACCAAATGAATCGAGATTAATGAATTACAAAACTTTAGTGTTTGGATTGAGTTTAGGATATTTAAATTTGAGTGAAATTTTTAAGTTGATATCAATGGGTAAAACATTGATTGGAGTAATTCCTCTGCATAACAGTACTAATTTTTATAGTGAAAAGGCAAAAACCAAGCATGTTTCTTGTTACAGTTATGAAGGATCGGATGTACTTTACGAATTTTATAATGTGACTTTGGATATAATAAGAAACCACAGAATCGTAAGAACCCCCGATGGGAAGAATATGAAAATAGACATAAAGAAAATAATAATAGATCATGCATTCGTGGTTTTAGAAGCTATAGAAGATGATTGGCCGGGTAGTTATTACAGCCCGATTTACACCACAAGAAATAAAGATTTAGTGACTTTAAACATTCCTAGATTTAATACAAATCTGATAGGTTTATTGAAAAACCCAAAAATAGTAACCTTTGAAAAGAAACAATTCAGCAAAAAGATATTTAGATTAATGTCACTTAGAGCTACCAGAGCTGACACAACCCTGCAAGACTTATTAAATTACGGCAGGATAATTTTAAACACTAGATCCTACAACACGGATGTAATAACTTACACTTATAGTGTTAACTTGGAAGATATAAAAGAATTGGCAGTGGCTTTATGGATCAAAAATAACCAATTGTTCAATTCCATTAAATTCGTTACGAAATATGATGAAGATTCAATGGAGAGATTTGCGCCTTATTTAGGCGTGGATTTAGCAACAACTTGGAAGGATGGAATTTTGGGGTTATCTAAAATTTTGGTTGAGAATTTAAAATTGGACATACAACCAGAAGCATTATTTGAAAGTTTAAGAGTGTTCTTTCAAGACAAACTACAATCTGATTATTTATTGGATTGGGTTGAGGGTTTCAATAATTTAGAATTGGAAGTGATTGAAGATAAGAGAATAGTGAAAAATTATGACCTTAGCACGACGAAATCAATTACAGGCACATACCCTCTTACGAGGTTAAAATACATCCTAAATGAGGTAATAACGTACTTCGAGGATTATGACGAGGAAATTGGGGGGGATTGTTCAGATGATGAAGTAATTAGAGGTTTGACGGAAATGCGAACAGCTTTAGAAATGGCTAATGACGATTTGAGGCGAATGTTTACAAGGCAAAGTTATAGACTAACGAGATCGTTAAATGCAAGCTTAAGTATTATTAAAAGTAAAATGGAGGGGTTACCAGACGAAATCGTTGATGATGGGAAAATTAATTGGTGCGAAAGTTTTAAGAGCAAATTATCAGAATTATTGAGTTTGTTAGATTGGCTTAAAAATCAAATATCGGCGAGAGTGAAAGCCTGGGTAACAAAGATTGAGGAAATGGTTTCAGCAGAGAATTTGGTGGCTAAATTTCTTCAAGATAAAGATTGGACTTTTGATGTTTTAGATATGGTAACTATAGATAGAACGCTTTTCAATGAGTTAGATGAAGAAATAATAGATACGATTGAGATAGCTTGCATGGAAGAGCGAACATTGTCAAATGGATTGAAGTTTATGACACCTAAACCAACATGGGATTGGAGCAACTCTAAGAATGAATTAATAAATAACATGTTAACTAAATTGATAGTTGGTAAGCCAAGTGAACAAATGTTAAGAGTGTTTGAAGATGTATTAGATAACGAAGCGGAGAGTAAGGATTGGAAGTATTACATAATAAGATTAGTTTTAAAAATAAAATTGTGTTACCGTTGCATTAAAGCAAAATTAGAGAAAATTTTGGAGCAGTTAATGTCCATTAAAAGGAAAGTAGGCGATGACATTGAAGAAAAAGAAATAATAGGAGCATTGCTAGAGAAAGAGAAAGAGCTTAAATTTCTATATGCTGAAAAATGGTTTGAGTTTAAGACGTGGATTTGGAATATGTTGGTTTGGCTATGGGAGCAATTTAAAACGAAATGGTTGAAAAGGCAGCCTAAAGGCAAATCGAGTAAATCGTTAGATGTAGGTGAATTAATGAGAGAAAGTGGAGAAGTTGAAGAGCCTATACTAGAGAAACCGCATAACAAAGAATTAAACACTTGGACTAAACTTAAATCTTTCGTTGCAGGGAGGAAAGTAGGAGTGGTGACTTTTGGGACAAAAGGAGATGCTTACCCTCTGGCCGAAGTAGCAGAAGAGCTGGAATTGGACGTTAAAGCATGGTTTACTTCATTTCCGCAAATAACCAGTTTAACTAGTAGAATAATTGAACCGCCAATGCATGAAGGAAATGAAATATTAACAGCAATAAAAGATAAGCGACGAGATGTTGTTGAAGGGGCAGTACTAGATCACTATAATTGGTTGAAGCGAGTGTTAATTGAGGAGGAAATAGACCTGGTAATTACAACTTCAACTGCTGGTTTGACTACATTAGCATGTTTTAATAATAACATAGACGTCGTAAAGATACATTTAAGTAACGCCTGGTTGCAAGATAAACCTTGGGAAAGATTCGGGTACATTTACTTAGGAGTGTCCATAATGAAAGATGTTGTATTTAACTTATTGAATAACAGGTACTTGCAAAAATGGATGGGTAGCACTTCTGACGTAGTAGAAGTAAACTTTTGCAATAAGTTGTTTACGCCAATGTTTAAATCAGGAGTGTTACAATTGAATAGAAATATAATACCTGAGAATTTAGTGTTAGATGCGGATATTGTTATAAATTGTGGCAGTTTAATAAACATATCAGTGGAAAGATTATTTGAGATTACAAAACAATTAATAATGCAATTGAATGTAAACGTAGTATTAATAACGAACTCAAACCATATTTTAGAAGTAGTGGCGACACTGGAGTCTAATAGTCTAACTTTTGAGGAAGAAGGGGTTTTAATGCCTAATGGTAAGTTCTTAATTTGGATGGGAAATTGTAGTTATAACCGATTACCTAAGGAACCTAAGTTAGTAATAAGTTATGCATCTGCAGGTATGTGTCACTATGTATTAAATTTCCCATCAGAGGTGTGGTTAACATGTGTATTCGCAGATCAGAGTTTTTGGATAAATGCCATGAAAAGGTTAGTTAAAAGAGGAGATTGGAAAGGGACCGTTGGAGTTTTTAATGTGGATGAATTAGAAAGCATGATTAATCGTTTACTAGAGGATAGAGTGAGGCTTTATGTTATGGGATTAATAACATCAAAAGAGGCAGAAGCTTTGATGGAGCTAGAAAGGGAGGTTATTCCGAAGGAAAAGGTAATTGTTGAAAGCGAAATTCAAGAGGAAAAAGATAGCGACAAAGAAAGTTATAAGTCTGTGGAATCTGAAACAAGTTTCGCATTTGATATATCTTTTGATAGTAAGGCGGCATATGCTTTAGATTTTATGAGAACCAAATCAAATCAAAAAGTAGGAGTTAGTTTGACACTAGATAAGACAGGGTTTTGCAAGACAATGATTAAAAGTATTAACGTACCTATAAAATGTTATGATCCCAAGGAGATGGGTTATTGCGTATGGAAATGTATTGAGAAAGGAGCCAGTTTATATAATTTAGAATTAGCGTTGAAATTGAATGAGATAGAACAGATAATAGGGTCAATAAAATTCGTAACATTAAATAAGTTTCTAGCCATCTTGAAATTAACGGGTACCCCAGGTTTAATTATAAAAAGAAATAACGTCGTGGGTTACAGTATAGCCGGCATGCAGCCGTTAATTTTTGAAATCATTAAAACAAGGGTCGCCGGGATATCACATTGCATATTAAGAAGGCCATTATTGTTGAGTACAGTTAAGTTAACGTGGGTGAAAGATATGGAATTTAAAGTTAGCCAACAAGTGCTGGATAAAACTTTAATAAAATATAAATTGGTGAAAGAACCTGAAATTGTACAATTGACTATCGAGGAATTGTGTGAGGAATGGCGAGGGTTAGTAAATAAAAATAAAGAATTTATAAAATTTAAGACTGATAGGAAGGTTGAGGAAATATTGACAGTAACTAGATTGGAGAATTTGAGATACAGACTAATGAGGAAACCTAAGTTAATAGAATGCGAAGCAGAAATCGGCTCAGATTGGGTCAAGTTGGATACCGAAGGAATTAAACAAGGAGATATGATTTTATTGATAGGTGAGAAGTATTACTTGGGCCTGGTTGTGAGTGTTAATGAAGGGTTTATAGCAATAACAGCAGAACAACCGAAATTCTGCTTAGGTTTTGTTAAGCTAAGCTTCAACTTGATATCCAAGTATAGTGAGACTAAAACAAGACCAAAGAGGTATGAATTAGCAGCTTTGAATTATCAAACTAAATTAACGTACGAGAGAGTTAAAAATATAAAACTGCCAATTCTAACGAAGGACGACACGGCAGAAATTTTGATAATAACAGACTTTGATACAAGACAACATCATTTGTACAGTGATGCCGAAAGATTGAAGAATAGTGGTTATGACATAGTGCGAAATCTACATAGGACGTTAACGGAGGAAGAATGCGAGGAGTTAGTTGCAGAAAAAGCCTTACAATTAGGCATGGAAAATGGAGAGTTTGTGGGCAAAAGTAAATTAACAGTTGTACCAGATCATATAAATAAAGTGTTAAGAGATATAGGGTTAAAGAATATCTGGGAAAAATTAAGTTTAAGAAAATGGATTGAGATTGAACCTATTATTAAAAAACTGAACGCAAATAGTGTCTCAATAGGTAACAATTACAAATTTATTAGTTGGGTTGATCTGCCTAATAAAGTTAAAGTTCGAGATTTAACAACAGTTTACACTGAGTGGTGTACAGATATGGAGGAGGATCAAGAACTAGAAAAATTAGAATTTGACAAAACCCTCAATTGGAATTTTGAAGGCCAAGTGGATGTGGAGAATTTTAAAGTGAAAACAACAGATCTACAATTATGGTCGATCGTGCTGAAAGGTGGTGCAGGAGACATAATGTATAAAACAGATCTTGAGGATGAGCCTGACTTAAAGGTTGTAAAGCATGATGACTGGTTCCAACGAGAGGTGTTGCCTCCTGTAATGACCGAAAGAGTCAAACATACAAAATTGGAGGTGAAAGCTTTAGCGGATTGGAAAGTGGAACCGTGGACCAATATGACCGTAATTGAAGGATGTGAAGTTCATACTCATGAAGTTTTCTTCACGGCAACACACATGGATCCAACCAAGGTACAATTATACGAAGAATTCCTTCCAGAAGACGTCGATCATAGGATAAAAGATTTCTGGGAAAGGTTAGATTATACTGATCACATAAGTGTATTCAGGCCGGAAAATAATATTAGATTGAGAAGCACGGAAATACCATATGTCAGGAAACAATACAATAAGACATTGCTGTATGATTATCCACAATTGACAAGACCGATATTCACTAAAATTTTTGGGACTGAACAGAAAAGTGTAGCTAAAAGGCTAGGGAGTGTAAAGTATTTACAAACTAAGAAAATGAATCTAGAAGAAGAGGTCTATGGTTTTGTGAGAACTTATTTTAAACCGAATTGTTTGGAAGAGATCAAAATGTACCAAGCAAATCTCTTGACTTATGATGAGAACGACATTAAAACTTGGTTAACGAGGAGGCAAGATAAAAACAAACTGGTAACAGAAATAGAGAATTTACTAGAAGAAGGTTGGGTCACCAATCAATTAAATGATTACAAAATACATGTAAAATTGGAAAGTTTATTGAAAGAAGAACCAATATATGATTTTAAGGACCAAAATGCTAGAATAATAGTATGGCAAAGTAAGGCGATAGCTGGTATTTTCTCTCCTATTTTTATTAGAGCTAAGGAAAGATTAAAAAGTTTACTAAGGAAGGAAATATTGTATGCTGACGGTATGACACCAAATGAGATGGACAATTTTTTATCCAATGTTAATTACGTTAAGCAATTTATGGAGAGTGATATGACAAAATTAGATAGGCAAACGAATGAGACAGCTATAGAATTTGAGTTTAAGATTTACGAATTATTGGGAATAGATTTAAATGTTTTGAGTGTGTGGAAAAGTATTCATAAACATTGGAGGTTCAGAGGTAAATATGTCAGAGGAATGTGCAATTTCCAAAGATGCACGGGAGAAGCTACAACTTCATTGGGTAATTTTATTACTAATATGTTGTGTATGTGGAGAGTGTTTGATAAATATATAAGGACGGGCAACCTCAGTTATTTAATAGGAATAGGAGATGACATGTCAAGTGGGATAACTGTGGATGGAAAAATTAAAGATCCCAGAGAAATGATGGCGAGTAGGTACAATATGATTTCAAAATGGAAAACTTCATTAAATAGTAGTACCTTTTGTTGTTGGAGGATATACCGAAAAGATGATGGAAAAATTGGGATCGGACCTGATATTGTGAGGTTGTGGAATAAATTTCAAATAACGAATGGCATTCACGAGGCGACCAGTGAATTATTAGAGGCTAGATCTTTATCGTATGCAATGATGCTGGGGAAAATTGAAGGTGTTAAAGACAACAATAAATTTAGTGAATTACCGCTGAGTAATTATTACGATTTGGAATTTATTGTTCAAGCCACGTGTGAACATTATGGGATAACGGTTCAGGAAGTATATGGCAAATTAACTAATTTGATAGACATGATGACGAATCCAAAAGCGAGAGTAATAAGTTTGGATTTCATAAGTAGCACGAAGTAAAATCGAAAGGCC